CAAATGACTGCTCAATCCTTAAAAGGGTAACCAAATGACTGCTCAATCCTTAAAAGGGTAACCAAATGACTGCTTAAAAATAAATATTTCTTATTTCTAATAATAAATATAACTAATTCATTGCTTTGGGGTCGTTTTAGTGGTAATATTGCATCAATTAAAAGAAAAACTACTAAAGAATTGTAATTTCTAGTCTGGGGAAAGAGGCGAACAGTCATTGAGTTACCTTTAACAGTCATTTAGTTACCTTTTAACAGTCATTGAGTTACCTTTTAACAGTCATTGAGTTACCTTTAACAGTCATTGAGTTACCTTTTCGACTCCACAGCCTTTTAATTGCAACCGTTGCATGTTCACTACTATACGTACTACTATACTTCAACTATACCTAACTATACCGATTGTTGGTATTCTCTTTTTCTTTTCTTTTTTAAACCCTCAAAACCTCAAACCTTTCCAATAAATAAATACAAGTACACAAACACACAAACATACATGTATACATGTACGCAAGTATTCATATATACAAACGTACATGTACACAAGTATTCATATATACAAACGTACAAGTATACATGTACACAAGTATTCATATATGTATACATGTATACATAGGAATATAAATTTAGACAGAGATTTGATAGTACACAAGTATACAAACACACATGTATATAAGTACACATGTATATAAGTACACAAGTGTAAATGTATGTATGAACACATGTATACAAACATACAAGTACACAAATGTACAAGTATACAAACATACAAGTACACAAAAAACTCTTGACTTACATTTTTATTAATATTATAATTGAATTAATAAAGACGATAATAAGGAACGGAGGGGTGAATATGTCGGTTATAACAATATCTAATCAAAAGGGTGGGGTAGGGAAGACCACTACAGCTTCAGCTTTTGCGGCTGGTCTTAAATACTTATACCCAGAGTTGAGGATTTTAGCAATTGATTTAGATGCTAGTATGAATTTATCAGCCTACATGGGAGCTTGGGAATTTAAACCATCAATTTTAGATGTGTTTTTAAAAGATATAGAAATTAAAGATGCTATAATACAAAGACAGGGAATAGACTTTCTACCGGCTTCAGCTAACCTAGCAAGGGCAGAAATGCTATTTAGTGAAGCAGAACGCCCTTATATATTAAAAAGCGTTATAGAGCCAATTAGGGACGATTACGACTATATTATTATAGATACACCTCCAAATTTAGGGGCAATGATGCTAATGGCTTTTACGGCTTCTGATAAAATAATAATACCAATGTCGTTAGATAGTTTTGCTATGAGAGGTGTTTCAGCATTGAAGCAAACTATAGACCTTGCAAAAAAACATTTAAATTCCGATTTGGAAATAGACGGAATATTATTAACGAAGAGGAAAGTAACTACTAGGAGAGATAAAAATATTTCAAAAGCTATGACAGAAGTATCCAAATTTTTAGATGCTAAAATTTATGAATCGTCTATTAGGGATTCAGTTGTAGTAGGAGATGCTCAGATGGAAACAAAAACCATTTATGAGTTTTCCATAAACCACGATGCTACAAAAGATTATATAAGATTCATACAAGAGTTTATAGAGGGGGGAAAAACTGATGAGCAAGAATAGTACAGAAAAGGCACAGTCAAGCCAACAAGAGGCGACATATGCACTATTTGGCATAACCGTCCCAAAAGAGGAATCTCCTTTAAGTAATAAAAAGAAAACGCAGCCTAAAAAGGAAGTGAAGAAGGACAAAATAGAAAAACGTATCAAAGAAGAGGTAGAAGCAGTTCCAGAAACCGTCTCTAACGTCACTAGTGAGCCGGAGAGCGATAAAAAAGAGGTGGGTGAGGGTTTCACAGCAAATGACAATAAAATTGCTCAAATAGACACAAAAGTGGATATTGTGGGGGAAAAAGTAGAAGAAGAAAGACATGAGAGAAAAACATATTATTTTACCCATAAACAAATAATAGGGATATCTCTCATGGCAAATGAGGAATTTGTTGGGGAAAGTGAATTAGTAAGAATGGCAATAGATGCTTATGTTTCTCAAGACTATATAGAGAGAGCAGTAAAAAAAGATATTAAAAGATTACAGATATTAGCTATAAAAGCATTGGAAAAGATAGAGAAAAAAGAGTAAATAAAAAGAGGGTATGGGTTATCATACTCTCTTTTTATACGTCTTATGTCAATCTCAAACTATTCCGTAAATAATGATTTTGGGAATAGTTACTGTCATTTCTGTGCTTAATCACACATAATCTCGCACAATGCTTTTGCTTTATTATACAGTTCCACATTACCTTTAAAAATTACATTTAACTCATACTCTGCGATTTCTTTTATTGTTAACTCTCTTTTATGTATTGTTTCAAAATCCGTCATTTCCTTCATTTGTTTAAACTCTCCTTTGCTTCCACAAGACTCATAAAGACAGTCAATTCGTATTTGTAAATATCAGATACTGAAAACGTACCTTTTCTAATTCTTTTTCTCTGTTCCATTTCGCAATCACCATATTTGTTGTTGCAGCCGCACATTTTACAAGACTTAAATTCGCATCTTTGCACTCTCCACACTGGTGTACCAATTGGATACGGTAATGAAATAGTTAATTCATTATATATATCATCTTTTAAATTTGATAACTCTAATAGGCAGTTTTGAACATCGTTATTGTCAATGACTCTTTTAGCTAAATTATCATCATTTAATTCTAGTAGTTGAAGTTCTAATCTTTCCATTTTTTCTCCTTTAGTATTTCCATATCTCCAGTGTAATATCACAGGCATCATCGCTCGTATCCCCAAATAGTCTTATCAGCATTGCTCTTACAACGTTCCAGTCACCGCCGGCAAGACCACAGCCAAGATTATAGGGGACAGCGAATCTACAGTTTGGATAATTATTTGGGAGTAAGTTTACTATTTCTTTAATTTCTACAAGTCCTTTTTCTAAAGCATTATAATCTGTATGACGTTTAGTTGTGCCATAATTTAGTTGTCCAAACAGACCTACAACTTTAGTGTGATTATTATATTTCGTACATATCCAATCACCTAGTAATTCTTCTGGTTTCATTGTTTTTGAATATCCAATAAAGTCCTCGTAATGTTTTGGACACCATCTTCTAACTTGCCTTGCTAATCCAGACCCCATAGCCATTTGACAATTAACTTGATGAAATATTACATTTGCGTCAGAGGTTAGTATGTCTCCATCCTCATACCTAACCATACTTAATATCCTCTCACGAGAAAGGTAAATAGATTTTCAACTTTCTCTTCAAGACTTTCAATATTATTTTCTGCTTCTATGTAGTGATTAAATAGATAATCATCCAGTCCATGTTCTGAGGCATGTGCTTTTTGCTCTTCTGAAAGTCCATTATCAAATCCAATCCTTTCAACATGAACTGGGAAGACAATATATTCTTCTTCAGCAAAGCGTTGGATTTCATTAACAAAGCGTGAATCTGAAATTAATATATAATCGTATTCACCGCCTATAACCTTTACTGTATTAATAACAGTATCAACCCAGAAGTTTGGGTCTACTTTACGAACTATTTCAGTGCCTAGTAATTGCCATCCAGTTCTACTATCTGGTGTTCTGGCAAATATATTATCCTTGTCACCACCCATGTACATTGCATGAATAAATTTTAGGTAATCGGCATAATTAATCTGCAAACACCTCTTTCCAATCTCATTAAATTTTCTTTCAAGTATATTGCAAGTTTCCCCTTTACCCGCTCTTGCTTGCCCAGATACGGTTATTATTATTGGTTTCATATATGTATTCTCCTATCTATTTTATATTTTAATTCTGAAGTAGCCTTTGAAATAGTTTAATATACTTATCCAATCATAAGCTCTGAAATATTCTTTACTCATGTTCCTATTATACGGTTGGTCAAATATAATTCCAGTTCCATGAAATGTTTCAATATTTAAGTCTCTATCATCTATCAAGTAGTCTAAATCCATAACCGATTTATCATTGCAAAAAATCACATTCTTTTCATCAAAGTTCGGAAGATTCTTTTTCACCCATAGCACCTTATCTTTACAGCATTCCCAGTGGTAGGCAGTTACAATATAAAGGTCTGCCCACTGAGAAAGCCACTCCACCACTTCTCTCGCATCTGGCTGCATACCTAAATCTCTAAAGAAGTTAGGTGTGAGCAAATAGTCAAACATTTTATTTCCGCACTCTGGTTTGGTGTAGGAAGCTATGTCCCAAGTTAGAATATCCTCATTCGTGAGGTTGTCAGAATAGTCTTTGTTGTACACATCTATCCACACTTCGTTTAAATTATTGAGAACACTATCTAAATCAATCCCAATTTTTAATCTTTTGTTTTTTATCATTTTTTAATCCTTTCTATTTTTTATTTTATAGATTGATTTTTTCCTTACTATGTAGTTTATAAAAATCTATATTTTCAGCATCATATCTTTTCCTAATGTTTAACAAATCAATATCACTGTGTTTCTTCATAAATGCTGTCCAGTATCCACACTCTTCAAACTCTGGGCAACCACATCTATAAATGCAGTTTTTTTGCAATGTATCTGCTAACTCTGACTCATAATCTCTTAAAGTGATTTTAAAATCTTCTGCGTATTCTCTAGTCTCAAGGCTTGCTTGGTAGCACAATCTTTTTCTCCATGTGTCAATTAAGTTCTGTGCATTCCCTTCACCTTCAAATGTAACCAGCTCATTCTGTGATAAATCCCCTCTATCAATTCCGGTTCGGTCACTTCTTCTCGTTGAGATAAAGCATTCCCATTTATGTCTGCACCAGTGAGTTGCGCACCATGATTTAATTTCGTCCCACATCCAGTTCACTTTAATTAATCTAGCAGGACTGTGTTCTGATATTAATAAGTCTGTTTTAAACTTACTAGAAGACTCGTTCTCTGTATGCCCTTTATTAACTGTGGTTCGACACTTATTCTTAACATCTTTCCAATCACCCTCAATTTTATTAATTTTAGTTTTCATTGATTATCCTTCCATTCTTTTTTTAAAATATTCCAAACCATTTTAATATGCTGCCTACAATCGCTATGGGGATTGCAAATTGACCTGTAAAGAATCCCATAACTGCATCACCGTAGAACGGTATGTTTTTACCAAACCAGCCTAATATGACATCAACACAAAACCCACCTAGAAATATATTCACCAACATTATCCATATAACTTTCACGCACCCTATACTTGCATTGTTACTATAGCTATACCTCATATCTCTCTCCTTTAATTCCAAAGGGAGATTGAACACTCCCTTATCTCTAATAGCCTATTAACTTACTTAACAACCCTCTTATATTCTATTAATCCTCTCTCAAGCAGTCCAAGCTGAGAAGTACCAGAATCCCCAAACTCTCTCACAAACTCACCTGTTAGAATGTTTGTTAGAACAACCTCACTACCTCTGTGATATGGTGAGCTTTCATCCCAAACTCTACTCATATCAATTTTAATTTCGTCTCTAATAAGAGTGTATTTATCAAATAGTTCATCTACAAACTTCATTATAACAACCCCCTTTCTTGGTCAAACTCCGGTCTGACATTAACTATCTCTTTCAAAGCTACGGTTAAGATGCCGTCATTAATAGTCCAGTCGTATTTTTGATATATTAACGTGTCTATGCGTAAGTGAATATCAATGTCATTATCAAACCCAGTTTCCGTGTCTTTAAACTCCCCTTTAAAATTCAAATAAGTTTCTTTGGTTTCATTGATAAATTCCACTTATAGTTGCCATACTGAGGTATATATTATTATTTTACTTCTTATCAGTGCTTCCCAATTTTCCCATTCCACGTTCAGACTTAGATTCTGCTACCTCATCATACAAAACCTCTTTAATGTATACATGAGGAACTTCCTCAATAGCGAACTGGCATAAAGCTTTCGATGATGGAATAGTAATCTTATCTTTCGTTCCCTTCGTCCTTTGGATTTCTCTGACATTGTTGCTAATTACTAACGGAATAGTGTTCCCATTATAAACACTTATGAAGTGCTCATTTCTGTAACCGGAATCAATCTGCCCAGCTAATATTAACGCATTCGTTTTTGTATTGCTCCCACGCTCTCTAAATGCTATTCTGTATCTGCTACTGAACGTACTTACTATCCCTGTAGGAACTAGCACGTTTGTGAAAGGTTGAATGACAATATCTTCACTTATACATGGAAATAAATCATAGCAACCGTCTTCCTCTCTTTTAGTAGGTATCTTCGCACCCTCCCGTATCTTAGCAAAACTAAAGATTCTTTCTTTTCGCTCCTGTAAAATCACTCTTGCGAATACCCATATTAAGACTCCCATAATTGCCACTGTTGCTAAATTCTGAGGCAGGAAGATAACAGCAAGTGTTATTATGATAAACTGAATGATGAGTATTACTATGTCTTTTACTTTTCTGTTTGTTTTCATTTTGTTATTTCTCCTTTTATATTTTATAATTTATCTATACAATCTATCTAATTGGACATGCCCCCGTAGCACAGTCGCTTGTTCCCAAATCTAATTCCATTTCTTCAACTTCATATCTCTGAATTAAAGATGGAATAAATGGTCGCATTGCTTTTTTTCGTGCAGTATATTCTTCTTCCGTAATTGCTTCGTATGGCAATAACTCATAAAAATTATCATCAAGAGATAGGAATGAAACAGCTACTACATCATCCCAATTATCCCACATCCATTGTTCTACTTCTTCCCATTCATGGGTTCTAACATGGACAGTAATGCTAACATTGTGGTCAACATAGTTTTCCATAAACATCTTATAATTCTCAAGCTGTTCTATTGCTGAGACATCATATTTTGTTTTGCCATCGGGTGCTTTAACAGGAAATTCTACAACTTTTGTTTTTGCTGTCGCATAGTCTTGTCCGACCTCTGGTTTTATTGGATACCCAAGTTCTTCACAAACCTTAACAATCGGGTCTTGTGTATTAACTCTTATTCTTCTTATGTAATATGGAGAGTGTGAGTAGTGTATCCCGCTTGAAACCACTGGTAATTGACTCAGTGTACCTTCTGGTTTAACCGTTGTTACAAGTAGTGGTTCTTTTTGTCCCAAAGCCTTTGCATATTCCTTAGCGGAAGTGGTGGCTACCTCTCTAAGTTCCTGTAACAAATATTTCTGTACTTTTGTAGTCATATTAGTAGCATTAACCATATCTTGCCATCCAGTTAAAGAACAACCAATTAACTTATCTCTCTGTTGTACATTGTTCCATTTAGGTAATTCCAGTTCAATACAAGTCATTCTGTATCCAGCCCTTGCTGACATTCTTTGTGCTTCATATAATTTTTCAGTGTTAAGTATTCCATTTTCTACAAAACCCATTACATTTACTGTTGTTAAATTACACATTCCTTTAGAATCGAGGAGAATTTCCGCACATGGATTCACTCCATTGAAGTTTTCTCGTCTCTTTGCTCCAGCAATTTCGTTGATAAGCGCTGGTTCACCAGAAAATCTCATTTTTTCAATCTGCCAATGTAATTTTTCTCTTGTAGGTTTTTCTTTATAGTAAATTGAATTATTACTCATGCCTCTATGAACAATTTCATTATCTACAATCCACTGTCCTTCTACTTCTTTGTACAAATCAGATTTAGCATTAATACATTCCTCATCATCTGAGTCGAATAGGCTAATTTCTGCGGTTCTCCTCACACCCCCAACAACAACTCCTTCACCAATAATGTTACAGATATCTAAACAATCAATTGGCTTTAACTTAACTTTTGTTCCAATAGCTGATTTGTTTTTTATTATCCTGTCTATCTTTGTGAACACATTTTTCAATGCTTCATGTCCGCTAGCAGTTCCACCAAAAGTCTTTAATCTTTCACCGGAAGGTCTAACGCTATCGTAGTTAAAAATAATCGTCTTGACCGCTTTGAATTGCTGCTCTGTTATAAGTGATAAGTAATACTTTAGGGCGTCTACCCATCCGTTCTTACTGTCACCAATTATAATTTTAGCAACTTGATTATCAAATATCAAACTTGTATTCTCTGCCCTATCCTCAGCTAAGCAACCGTGATAGTCTTTATGTATGATTTCACAACTTGTTCTAACCGATGGTAATTGGTTAACATCTTCTCTTAGGATTCTCACTCCAACCCCAGAACCTAGCATTAGTAGATAAAATAAATCTATAAATGACTCAAAATCTTCTATTATTTCAAACGAACAATTGAAGTTGGACATAGGGTACATCGTTGAGACTTTTGTGCCACCTACCCAAATTGTTCTACCGCTTAAAAACTGCTTCAGATTGAACATGTTATCAAATAGTCTCTGTGCCTCCTCCTTAGTTGTGAGAGCAAGACTGCAATTATATTCAACTGCTCTTCTAACCGTTTCCCACCAGTACTCCCTACGCTTTTCGTCTGGTAAATATCTCGAATAAGTTCTATAATAAACAAATTCACCTAGTGGTTGCATGTTTGATGGTTTGTGTTTGTACTGTGATATAAAGTCATCATCTAATAGTCTGTATGCACTATTCGGCTTACCTCTGCTTATACTTCTATTATTTCTGTATCTAATGTAATTTTTAGCAACATCCTTTCTATTACTGAGCATTAACTTATCCTCAACTGTATCTTGAATATGTTCTACAGTCATTATCTCCTGTTGCGAACAAACCTCAATCCTGACTAATTCCGCAATCTCCTTTGCTAAATCCAAATCAACACCAATTACAGTTTCACTCATTGTTTTTTCAATTGCGTCCACGATTCTCTGTGAATCAAATGGCACAACTCTTCCATCTCTTTTCCTTACGCTCATAATATGTATTTTATCCCTTCTGGCTTTATCCTCTATCGTCTTTTACTAATCTCTCCCCAAGCTCATAACGTGTATTTCTCGTTATACCGAAACGGTTGTGTAAATCAATCTCCTGCACTTGTGATGTGTGTATATAAGTGCCATTTAGGAATCTGTTTTTTTCATCATCATAAACAAATCCAAATATGATTCCAGCTTTTTCTACATCGAAATCAATTGGTTCAATTATTTCTCCATGAATATCATGCAATGTCCAATTTTCTAATCTAGGCATGTTCGTACCTCCTCTCCTTTTGATTTTATTTATTCAACTCTTCTAATCTTTTCTTGGTGGACGAGGTTTGTATAAAGATTTAGCATATAGGGTAGCTGATTCTATGTTTGGCTTACATTTACAACAAACATATATAGTTGTAAATGGCTGTATCGCTCCATACCCTCTATATATTGTTACTTGAGAAAGCACCTTAATCAACCATCCTTGCTCTCTTCTAAATTCTCTACCGCAAATTTTACACCTATTCCACCCAAAGAAAGTTTTAATTAATTCTACTGTGTATGGTATTTTAACTTCTTTTTTAAATTCTCTCTGCATTTCGCCCCCTTCCTTATTAACTATAACTTTCTGTATATTTATATAATACTACACTTACCTTATTTAATCAACATATTTTTAATTATTTTATATTTTATCTATATAAATAACAATAAAATAAATTATTATACTTACGCCCTATGAAACATCTGACTCTTCTCCAGAATCCTTTTAGTGTATTTCCCATTTCAAACATCCCTATCTGGTATAGTACTTGAGTTAAAATCATTAAGAATGTTTTTCTCTTTGCATTTATCACATTTTTCAAACGCCATTCGCAGCTCTCCATTTACTTTAAATCCTCTAAGCTTTATAGGTTGGTCAAAAATTGTACAGTTATGCTCCCCTGCTAATTCGTGATGCCTAGCATAGATACAGCCTAATCTATTTTTATCGCTACAATATTCTCCATTTGGTATTTCTACTTTCAGTATAGCCATTATTCCTCCTTTTCCAAAACCATATAAACATCTTCGACATCATGCCCACAACATACGCTTACTGCACCTTCCACATGTCCTGTACACGCATCATACCCCTCTGAGGTTGGATAACAGTCACATTTTACACAAGGTCTGCTATCATCGTACATTTCATCTGTGTCTAGGTATTTCCAGCATAGTCCATCATAATATATTTCATGCCCTCTTGAATAACTTTTTACCATAATTGTTTCCTCTCTCGCTACTTTAAGCACTCGTAGCTCTATAAACAGCAACTTTTCTTCCTGTAAACTTGCACTTCTCTTTACCAATGATTTCAACTACTCCATCTTTAACTAATTCATTTAATCTTGGGTGGGTATAATTCCTCTGGAAGCTATCAGTAAACCCCAAAGCGTATAAGTCGTAAGCTAATTCTGAAGCTGTTCCAGTGCCCATCTTCCTCAAACTACTAAGGCATTCTTCCTGTCTTGTGGGGATTGATGACTTGATTTCATTCAAGCTCTCTAATCTTGTAGCTTGTGTAATTCTATTATTCATATTTATTCTCTCTCTCTCTCTCTCTCTCTCTCTTACATTCTTTGTAAAAGGTCGTATTCTATTATTTTTCTAGCGGATAATATTCGGGACGTGTCATATAGGTTTTCTTCAGTTAAACGCATTTGGTTTAAAAGTGCTTTTGCTTCAGCATTAAGCATCTCTTCTAGTCTCTCCCCCTCTTTTACAGAAACTCTAGCAAGGCAGAGGTCGATTCCTTTATGTAAGCTGAAAGTATCTCCTTCACGGCATTTAGCCGATGCTTTAATTCCGTTTTTCATTACTACAATTTTTTTATAATTAGTTGTGTATTTGTAAAAAGCGGCGTTTATCCATCCTGTCCATTCACTAATTAATGATTCTGGTATAATCTTCTCAAAATATTTCTCGAATTGAGAAGGAGACATCATCCCATATCCATATTCACTTTCAAATGTTACAAATCCACCGTCTGCGCTGGCTTTCATGTTAAACTCAGTTCCTACAGGAACATCAAAACCTTCAATCTCTTTTACTAATTTAATTTTCATTATGAATCCCCTTTACTTTTTACTATAAACTTTAACTTCTACTTTTAAATACTCTAAAAACCTATCCCACATTCCCAAAGAGTGTATGAACTCTTTCGGCTTTAAACCAACAAGTCTTCTCTCTGCTTCAACTATGTATTTTTTCCCTTTAATCTTATGTATAACAGTATCAAATTCACTTAGTAATTTTTTAATAATCACACCATCCGGCATAATTATCTGTCTTCCTTTATTATTCATAGTACGTGTAGGTATGGCGCTAATTGTTGCGTTATAACCGTCTAAATCGCACTGTGGAATGGTGTAAGCCCCTTTTGGTAGGTTCTTGACGCTAAATGGCTTAATCTTAACCCCACTCTTAGTCGGCTTCATAAACGTTGATATTTTATCTATATCCTTTATGCTAAAAAAGAACAATATCTCCCCATCGGTTTCTTCGTAGTCGTATATAATATCCTCCCCATACTTTTCAACTAAAGCGTTTCTAATATTTCTCCCTCTGCCGATAGATGGGATGTAAGCCATTAATTGACCATCAAAAGCATCTTTTATTTCCGATTTATGAGGGCATTTTAAATAGAAATCTCCGAATGTGGGGTTGAAATTTCCATTGTATGTACGAGGAAAATCATTTGTGCCAACATCATAATGAGCAAGCACTCTATATCTCCCTATTAATTTTAAGATATCGTATTCAATTTTTATCTTTCCTTTACCACCACACTCTTCACAAGGTTTCTCGTTGACTGTGCCAGTTCCTTTACAAGCTATACATTTTTCTACCATATATTTCTCCTTAATTATTTTATATTTTATCTAGTTAATATGTATCTTCTTATTACTCATTCAAAGAACTCCAGTCTAAATCGCTGCCATTCTCTTTTCTTATATTTTCCATTTCTATCTTTTTACCTCTAAGAAACGCATATCTCCATAAAACAAATTTCCCCCAATTAGAGAAACGGATTATCATGTAATTCTCCCCAAATTTTATACAGTTCAGATGTATAGAAGCTCTACGCCTATATATCCGGCGGGGGTCTGTAATAAATATTGCATTGCTGTATTCGATAGTCAATACTCCCTCAACACTTTCGAACTTTCTTAGGAACTGTGCAAAAGTAGCGTATCCACAAGGTTCTGTTTTTGTACTATACATCATTCTGTGAGAGAACCAACTTATAGAGTAAACTATTACAATTCCAATCACCACTCCTATTAAATATTCCATTCAGTACACCTTCTCTCTTTCTACCTTCCTCCTTTTACAATAGGATTCAGCCCACCACGGTTGCTGTTCTGTTTTACATTTGTCACAATATACACCTATCACACTACTTGTAAAATACTCATCACAGTGGTTACAAATTGCTCCGTATAGCACAACTTTTGTATCCGCATCACATTCTGACGTAAACCCAAAATCATACCTTTCTATAGCTGCTGATACCAATTCCTCCTTATATCTCATATCTCACCTACCACTCGTACCTTTTTAGCCTAAACTCTTCTTTTCTCTGTTTTTCTACAAGTTTTTCCCTAAGTCGTGGTTTTCTAAGTATATAATCCGCATACTTTTTCGTGTACCTCTCTACCATAAAGAAGTCCCACGGTGTTCTCATTAACATACCGATATGATTAAAATATATAATTGAAGCGTAATAGTAATGTTTTCGACCAGTCTTATATGAGTAAGCTTTGCCCCCAAACCCATTACCATTTCCTATGTATTCCATTTCATCTCTTACTTTTTCAAATTCAGTTATAAACTGTTTATAATTAGCAACTCCAATTCCGACTAAACTATCCTTCTCTTTTGTCATCGCTCGATGAACAAGCCATTCAATAGATATCCACAACCCAAATCCAACCAGCGCTCCACATATGAAGAATATTATTATAGTTTTTATACCTTCCATAATTTACCTCTTTTCCTCTCTCTTTCTGTTTCTTTTTTAGAGTAGTTATAACTTTCCATCCCATCGGTTAAATTTTACAATTGAATAAGCTTTTGATTCCATATCTGTTGTTTCTTCTTCAATTGAATTTTCATAGTTTGTAACGCACACTGTAGCACATTTAATCAAATCATTTACATATTCCTCATATGTTGGGCAAGCGGAATCAAATTCATATACTGCTAAAGTTTTGTATTTAAACAATGAATTTAACACACTTAGTATTTTCACTTTACTTTTTAGCCTTCCCCTTTTTATTACTATTTTCAATGAGTCGCATCCATAATCACTTATCTCTAGTATTTCTATACGATATGTATTATATTTTCCTTTCACAGAGTCCTTTATTACGTTCATTGTTCTTCCCCTAACTCTGCTTCTTGACCATCTTCGGCTTCTTCCATATCTGGCTCAACAGCATCTGCTTTAATAATTCCTTCCAATATTTTAAATGAATCATTCTTGTGCTTAAATGCTTTAAATTTTTCTTTCCCATCAATCCTGACAACTACACCTTCTCTAATATGCGTCTTTCCAACAGGGTCTACTCCATCGTAGAATTTATCAACTCTTTCCATTAAATCTTCAATTGTTGTGAAGATGAATTTATCAAATTCTGTAACACATTTAATTCCCATTTGTTCACATCTTAGTTTTAACAATTCTTGACTATACTCAACTTCATATCCATCTTCATTAGTCATTGTCATTCTATATCCGTAAATATCGTTTTCACCGTTCTCACAACCATATGTAAAACTCGTAATTTCTCCATATTTTTTCACGAAATCTTTATCGTTTAACTTTTTGTTATTGCACTGACCCATAATAAAACTGTCTTTTCCTGTGTACCCTACTATTTCGTAAAAAAATGTCTCTCCTTTATGAAGTTTTTCGCCAACTATGCTATGATATTTTTCTCTAAAACCATTATCTTTATAATATCCACCATTATTTTTTTCAAAATTTAGCGTAACCCTTCTACTGCCAGAAACAGGTTTCCACGCTCTTGTTATAGTTTTCTTCTTGAATAATTTTGTTAAGAATGTTTGTCTTGATTTTGTTTCCTGTAAAGAGAATGCTGTTCTTGCAGATGTCCCGTGTACCTTCAATGTTATGTAACATAAGTCTCCCACTGCAAATTGATGTTTATTATAAGCTAACTGGGTTGTGTTAATATGTTCATTGAAAAATACAAACTTTGATTTACTTTTTCTCGATTCTTTTTTTGTTTCCTTCTTCGTTTTATTAATCGAGTTTGTACATTTACTTTTAACAATATATTTCTCACAGATTGTAATTCCATTTAAAACTGTAATCATATCTCCGTCTTTAAGAGCTTTAATATCTGTGAACTTCGACAAGCTCTCTAATGGCATAAACAAACCATCTGACATTTCTTTTCTAAGTTTCAATGATGTTACATGTCTTCTTTCATCAAGGTATCCACCAATTTCAACGCCCATGTCATTCTTTTTTCTTAATAGATTGTTTTCAATACAGTACTCTTCTCCCAACCTTCCGTCTGTCGGAAAATAAACTCCCATCTGCCCCTCAGTCGTTTCCATAGAAACAATTACTTGATTCCCAAAACATGTACCTGCTTGTAGCCTATCTGCGTTTGAGTGCTTTCTCAAATCCTTAATCTTTGTTATGTATCCGTTATAACTCACTTTGCCCTCTCCTTTTCTTTGCTAATTTATCAGCAGCATTTAATAATAACAAATCATCCCAAAACTCTTGTCCTACTATTTTTACAAATTTATCTATAGACTTTTCCTCTTTTAGAAAATATACGTGCATATGCCATGTTATGTATGCTGCTACTTCCATTGTGTCAATAGAGTTTACTAGACTAGGACTTGGATAGAATAGGCTATCATAAGCCGAGACTAAATGATGTTGGTAATAATGAGCCATCTCAGTAGTATTCCCTTTTGAATCCTCAAACTTTTTAGTGAAAGGCTTTCCAATATCATGTAATAATGCAGCTCTCTCTAATGTTGGATTACGACCTCCTACTCTAACTGCACAATCAATACAGTGTGCACCTACGCTTAAATCATGGTAGATATTATCTTGCTCAAAATTACATAACTCTTCCATTAATCTACTCAAATCATATTTATTTTCATCGTAATTCCAAACAGTTTGAATCAAATCCCATCCTTCATAGCTCTGAGGAATATAAAAATTCTTATACATCCTTGTGATTACATCGGTAGGAATGGGCTTTTCCCTGCTGTTATTCAGCTCTACACAGTCCTTGTGGGGAGTAGCGAGAAAAATACATACTTTCTCACAGTCAACTTTTAACTCGGATAGGAATGATTTCCTCCTTTTCCAATTTATATTACAAGCGTCATACACAACGTTCTTACCTGCCTTCAAATCCTCTTTAACTCTCTTATGTAAAAGCTCAAATACTTCTTGGTTAATACTCTGATTAGCTCTATCTCCGGAAATTTCTTCACGAATTTTATCTGACGAATGTGCAACTGCATTATGTATCTCTTGTAACTGTTTGGACATTGTTGATTTTCCAGATGCCGGAAGTCCTACAAGCATCATTAATTTTGGCTTACTCATTTGTTATTTTCCCTCTCTTTATTAAATATATTTTATATTTTATCTACTAAACCGTTCTATTACTTTTCTCTAACTTTTCTCTCTTCGCTTAATTCATTCAATAAGTTATTGCGTAGCTTCTTCTCGGCTTCGCTGTATCTGTCGAATGGAACTATTTCAGCAGATGACTCTATGGCTTGTCTACTAAGCATATAGACCTCGTTATCTGAGAACCATTTTAATCTACTTTTTTTCTCTCCCGATTCAATATACTTATCTATAAATTCTACGTCTGTAAACATTTCTATTCTTCTACTTTTTCCTTGTAATAGAATGTACTCCGTTAAAATTTCTGCTAAATCTTCAGCGTTATCTAGCATGTCATCATAGGTTAAACTGCAATCTTGATAATTTATCTGTTGACAATAAACAAACAGAGCAATGCGAATCCTATTGATTTTTCGGACTTTATTGTCATTACCAGTTAATCTCCCTTTTTTTCCTATGTAATCATTTACAATCTTGCTCACGTTCTAAACCTCTTTTCTTCCTTAAATAAATAAACAATAGCAACTGTCGAATGGTTTCCCCCTTCTCACAGTTACTACTATATACTTAGTTGATATTGATGTCAACACTTTATTTAATTATTTTATATTTTATCTACAATAGTTCACATAAAAAGGTATTTTTACCAGTTACCCCACTTGCATTAATCGCTTTCGATACTGCTCTGTTCTGACAAACCAATGTACATTCTTTTTCAGCTCTTGTTAGCAGTGTATACAGTAGCTCTCTTGTTAGCATTGAGGGCGGTGTTGAATAATCGAAAACTCCAATGATAACTTTCGCACTGCTCCCTTGATACTTATGTACGGTAGATGCATACCCCAACACTACACTTGAGGGCAATAGTTCAAAAGGGAACATAATAGTATCATCTATAATTGAGAAGTAAATTCTTACGGTTTCGCTATGATTGTCAATGCTCTGAACTGTTCCAGTCCATCCATTGAATACAAATGTTTCTTTACCATACTTATTTAAAAGTCTATAATTGTTCTTAACAACCATTACCTTATCATCCTCTCGCAAAGTGTATAAGATGTCTTTATAAACAATTTCCCTTTCATTTTTTCCAGTAATTGATGGATTAACAAAGTTTTGAACATCATCGTTCAATTTAGCAACACAAGCATCTCCCCTATTCTTAACAGGAGAAAGGATTTGTATGTCCATAATATCACTCACCAAATCGCTTTTCCAATACCTTTTAAATTCTTCAATAGCTATTTTTCTTGTTTGCCCTGTGTCACTGAAAATTTTAAAATGCATATCTTTTAATTCCCCAAGAGTCAAATCCCCCACAAAACTCTTATCGAATATACTCTCACCACTTCTAATTTGTTTAGAGGCAACTATTATACCTGATTTTTGAGCTTGCCTATGTATCTTAGACAGTTCAACAGTAGCTATATGTTCCGATTCATATAAATCGTGAGCAAGGTTCATACAGCCAATGCTTTCTAATTGTCCCATATCCCCAAGCACAAATAATTTAGCACCTGTTGGTATCGCTTTTAATAATGAAAGGAATATTTGCCCTCCTACCAATGAGATTTCATCAAGTATGATAATATCGTTTGGCAGTTGGTTATATTCGTTATAAGTGAACCCCTCTTGTGGGTTAAACCCCAGTAGCCTATGTATTGTAGAGCCTTTTTGTCCCGTAACTTCTTGAAGTCTGGCACTTGCTTTTCCACTTAAAGCGGTTTGGGCAAAATTATAATCTTTCAGAGCTGCTAATATTCCAGATACCAAACTAGATTTTCCTGTTCCTGCCCCTCCGGTGACTAGGCAGACTTGGTTGTCAAGACCTAATTTTATTCCCTGTCTCTGCTCATCTGTGAATGTCCATCTTTGCTTATTCTCTTGAGAGAGAAGTACATCTTCCCAGTTATTATATTTAAAACTATTAGGGGCATTTGAAAGCCTTTTTAAATGTTCAGCGATTTCATTTTCTAAGAGCCAATATTTTGTTAAATATACCCTTCTCTGATTTTTAGGTTCGGCATCTTCTAAAATAACCTTCCCTTTTGCTTCCATGTATTCTAACGCTCTTGAAATATTAGTTCCATCAACCTTACCATCTCCATCATAGTAAACTTCTAAGATGTTTTCTCTCCCATCAAATTCATCAAATATATAAGCCGCCAACTGACCAGCAGTAGTGTAAGAGTTGCCACTCTCTCCTAATTCGTCTAATATATAATTTATGTATCCTATTACCCTTTTTTCCGATTTGGGGTCTATACCGTTACTCATAGCAATTTTATCAGTAGTTTTAAATCCTATACCATCAATATCAAAGCTTAATTGGTAAGGGTTTTCTGTTACTATCTCTATTATTTTTTGCGGGCTGCCGTATACACGTACCAGTTTTTGAATGAAATTAGGAGTTAGTCCTAACCCATCTAGTTTCAAATATACTTCGCAATAGTCTTTTCCTTCTTCATACCTATCAATAATTCTTTGACCAACATAGTCTTGTACACCTTTGACCTTTTTCAAAGCCTCTAAATCATGGTCAGAGATAGATTTCAAAGGGTCGTCTAACACTTTAAACATTTCAATAATTTGATTCTCATTGAGAAACGTTCTTAGAAACCCTTTTTGATTTACAACTCCTGTTAAATTTAGAATTTCACCTATAAATATTAACTGGAATTGCTTCCCATATTTCTCATGCTTTATCTCTTTTGCCATGATTGTATAAACTTTGTTTCTAGCAACCTCTTGCTCATAATTACCTGTGATAACTATAGATTCTCGTTCATCTTTATCTAAAACTCCATCTAGTACAGATGTTACGTTCCAACACACTATTCCAAATTTATTTTCTTCCGTTCCTAAAATTTTAGGAAGTTTAGGGAATAAAGTATAGGAGAATCTTCCTTCAATTTTTATAATGTCGTTTATCATTGCTCCTCGTATCCTGCCCTTTCTGTTTGAAGTTTTAATTCTCCATCACTTACTTCTGTTATTAGTTGCAACGTATGTCTAAATGCTGAATCTACATATTTCTTAGGTATGAAAGTGTCTCCTCTTCTGAATCCAGTTACTAATAGTTTAGAACCCCTTGAGAACCATGATTTTTCTAAAACGGTTTTCTTTGTGTCTCCCTCAAGAACTTCAGATATTTGCTTGTCGTAGAAACCAAATTGACCTTTGTAAAATTTAACTGATACAACACCTGTGGGTGTCAATATTGTTACTGTGCTTTTATTTTTATCTTTATCCAATACTGTTCCGCAAATTTTATAAAGCTGAAATCTTGGTCTTTCTTTTCCTCTGTACACATACTTATCTGTTATTATAGGTATTTCTGGCATTTCATAATAATCAGCAATTAAGTTTTCCTCTTTGTCAACACACTCAAGCTCATGTTCATGGTAGTAAAATGATAAACTGTCCATTTCCCATTTTGAAATAGTTCCACTTACTTTTTCATCCCACTTAGATTTGAACCTAAACTCATTGACATTATCAAGAATATCGCTTTTAGTTAGGGTATTCTCTTTAAAAGGTGTGACCAATTTATCATATTCTCTGTCTAAACTACCTCTTTTAACTAGAATTGAACCCTCTTCCGTATACTCGTAATCTTTATCCTCAATCATGTTTGTTTCAAAATTCTTAAAGAAGAATGGTTCTGCAAACTTAGAGTCTAAAGAGTAATATTTTGTGGTGTCAGATTTACCGGTCTGCTTTACAAGAAACTTAGGAGCATATAAGTACTTCCTAAAACCGTAAAGTCTTAATTCAAACTTTGTCTGTGATTCTGTCAGTAGTCCTAATTGATTAAGTATAGGAATATGTTTTAAATCTAATTTCTTCAAAGGTTCTGAGATACTTCTAATGAACATTTCCATAATCTTAGTTCTGTTCTTACCTGTTAATTCATCAAAAGCACCACTTTTAATCAAAGTAATAATTGCACTGTCTCCAAATTTATTATCAGCGTCACTATCTTTGTACTTTTTCATTTTAATAACAAAGTCGTTGAAACTTGAAAATGGCTGGTTGGCTATAATTGCAGATGCAATATCATCACCTATTCCACAAATACCTTTAAGCCCAAATACTATTTCATTTGTAGTTAAATCTGGAGCAAAGCTAAACTGTGCTTTGTTTATATGTGGAAGTGCTATCATCTGACCTTTACTCTGTATTTCTCCAATGGCTTTCGCTATCTTACCGTATTCCGTATTTTTATTGTTTTCATTACTCTCATCTGCTCCTGCATTTACAGTTAAGCAAGCTGTGTTCCAAAATATCTTATCAAACCTATGTGCAAGGTTTAATTCTTGAACGCATATCCCACTGTAGGGGAAAGTATGGTTCATGGAAAATGAATACCCAAGCTGACGTTTGATTTGTACTCCCCAAACATAAGAAATTAATTCATTCCTAGTTCCTGTCTCCTTTGCTTTTTCACTAAACAAGTCTTGAACCTCTTGTAATATCTTAGGGTCTTTTTTAGCAATAGCTTTTCTCATTTTATTAGCCTCTGCTACATTAAAGTTTGCAATCTTTTTATCCATCGTTAATTTCATTACAACTTCTTGAGTATCAGCCACTCCATAAACAGGAAGTAAGTGCGGCTCTAAAGTTTTTACCTCTTCTTCAGTTAATCCCCATTCAGTCATTTCTTTATACCAGAGGCTTATGTCATTTTTATTCTTTACATAAATATCAATAGGTTGTTCATCTCCATAATCAGCCATTAATCTCATCAATGAGTTTGCAACTGCTAGCTCTGGCAAAGACGTTGGTTTTACTCTCTTACCTGCGTTTGACCCTACATCTGTATCAAATTGAAACGCATCAATCAAACTATTCTCAGCTATCATTTTCCACATTTCAGAATCTCTATATTCAAGTACGTCTGGATGGATATATTTAGTGTAAGTTTCTTTTATTGTCCCTTCAGCTTCAATCATTCCGTATTTTGTAAGCAAGTCTACCGTTGTATGGATTTTATCTAAAGCCTTTATTGTTAAACAGTCAACCTTTAATCCTCCTGCCCAATCTGAGTCATGCATAGTCCAAGCTGTGATGTCAGTTCCATTAGGGGCTTTCATTTTACTGTTCTGTGCTAGGTATCCATTTTCAAATATATACACACCAGAAGCATGTATAGACCTTCCACATACTAACCCTTCAATCATCAGCATTACGTCTTTTAAGTCTTCATACTTATCAATTTCAGCGATAAACTCTTTAACTGGATGTCTGTCTTTCCCATCATTACCTGTAAAACAATCAGTTAAAGACCAGTTAGCTCCTCTTTCAAACGGAATCATATCTGCAATAGATTGAGAAGTGTCGCTGTCTATTCCTAAACCTCTACATGCTGTTTGAACCGTACTTTTAGTTCCTTCTGTTTTTAGAGTTAAAATATTAAGAACATTCTCAACTCCGTAATACTCTTTCATAGAAGCAAATATTTGATGTCTCTTAGATGCTTCTGTGTCAATATCTATGTCTGGCAATTCCTTCTCTACCCCATATTTCTATAGGGAATAGACTATATCTTCACCCATTTAAAATGGGGCTTTGCGCTTCGAACTGTGATTAAATCAGCTCTACTCTACTCACTTCCACCTATATTTTAGGTGTGTTTTCGATAGTCGTTAGACCTTCCGTGCTATTGTGTAGCACAGCTTGGCACAGGATTACCGTACGTCTGTCTCACGACAGTTGCTATAGGCTTCCCCTGTTAGCACATCTTTTAACTATCATTTCCTATAGCTACTAACGTAAGATGTGCACCTGCCATTCAAGCAGTTCACAAAGTTTTTATGTAATATTACTACTACATGACCCTCTTATACCAAAGGTCTTTCAGAACTCAAATGTCGCCAATGTGGTAAGTTGTAATCAAGTGGATTCATTTGTGTAATATCCATTAGGTAAGCAGTATAAAAACCTGTAACGCTACCTCTGGCAATCCCAACATATGAGACTTTCCACATAATTTTATTCACCAATGCTTCTACTAGAATGTAGTAAGGAGCGATTCTCATATTAATCTTCTCCGATGATTTCCAAATCTCTTCCATCTCTATATTGATACGTTTTATATTTTTTTCATTTAAAGATTGTTTCTTATTTACAAACCCTTCTTCACATTTGTATAAAAAATATCGTTCTTGAATGTCTTCAGATTCAGCAAATAGCTTGATATAAGGACAAGCTTTATACCAATCTTTAAACAAACCTACTACTTCAAAGTCTGGAATGTTCTTGTCTCTAGGAACAATTACAGAATGTGATAAATTGTAATCTTCAATCATACTGTGAATCTCCATAGTCCCTTTGAAACAGTCTTCTACATCTTCCGATTCTAAATGGCTACTCAAAAGCTCAACTATCTCTTCTGTCTCCATCATATAGGTGGTTGCGTAGAAATCTCCTAACTCTCTGTTATTTGAGTTATCATCATCGGCATTTAGATACGCCTCATGGACTTTCCTATGGTCTTTCTCTAAATAGTGACTGTCGGTTGCTACAGTGCATTTTAAACCGTAGCTTTTTGCTATTTTAACTGCATTTCTATTAAACGTAATTTGTGAGTGTGTTTCCAATATATCCTCTTGGGGAGATTCCAGTGTAGGAGCTAACTCTATAAAAAAGTTCTCTTTTCCAAAAGTATTGATTCCCCAAGTGATAAAGTTATGTATTTTTATTTTTGATTCTTGGTTGCCATCTCTGAAATATGAGAGAATATGGTTAGGCAGCTCCCCACCTAAACAGGCACTCGTAGCAATAATATTCCCTTTATCATCCCCTACGATGTTCTCTAGCTCTGATTTAATAGTTGGAACACGCTCCACTCTACCTTGTCTAAACCAGTTTTTCCAAGCGCTCTGGGATGAGATTTGTCTTAATTGCTCATGTCCTTTTTTATTCTTTGCTATCAATATAAAATGCCAGTGTTTAGTGACTCCGGATTCATAATTCACTGTGACATCATTCATATCATCAATTAAGTAAATCTCATTTCCAAGCCCAAGTTTAAAATCATCCGGCATTTTCTTCAATAAGGATAAGTTTTTCTTCATATCCTTATCCTTCTCGATTTCACCCAATTCATTATTTTTAACAGCATTTAAGTATTTTACTTTAAGCTTTTTAAGAAAAGTGTACCTTTGTAGGATTCGAATGTGAGAAGATAATGATTCATGGTCTGTAACACATACTCCCTTATAGCCCAACTCAATTGCCCTATTAACCAAATCTTCAGCTCTAATGATACAATCTTTTAATCTAAAATTAGAATCTTCTGTATGATTATGCGTACTCATAAAATCTAAATTGTTTTTATCTTTATCTCTGTCTTTATCTTTCACATTTTTCCTCCTATTATTTTATATTTTATCTTTAGAATATATCATCAATGTCCATGTCTACACTTGCTTTTTCAAACCTTTCCTCGGTATAGTATTTCTTAATATTAATTTGAGGGTATCTGACTCCTTGATACTCATTAAACACAAAAGTTCCTATTATAGTTAACTTTAAAGGTTTAGTATTTTCTCCTAGTGTATTCCTGTCCTTTAGAGAAATATCTTCATACACACCCTTCTTACAGTACTTTTTGATAAAGCCGATATCTTTATACTTAAACTTCACAAATCCGTTGTTTTCACCAAAGGCGAGAATATCCGCACCTGTGATATCAATATCAGTAATAGCAAAGGTTGGTTCGCTTACCTTATTCCCCCATACCTGATACGCATTCGCCACATCTACAATACCTTTTGAGGTTAGATTTTTAGCTTTTATGGAATAGTCAACTTCATGTATAGTTACCAAGTCGTCAATATTGACTAGTGAATTACACTTATCTCTTGCTATTTGAACATTTTCTTTTTTTAACTCTATTCCAAACGCCATAGGATGACCTGCACATTTATCAAACAGGTTTAAATCTAATAGGAATTGTCTGAAATCTGGAATAGCTTCACTTTCAAAACCTCTAGCAGAACCACCAAATCTTTCAATTTTAGCATCCTCTTCTGCGAGCAGTGTAGCCGTATCTTTTACAAGTACTTTACTTCCATCATCTGCAAACACTTCATTTTCATCATCTTTATCCCCTAACTCAGTACTCATTGGCTTTAAAATGACAATTGGTCGTTTATATTTGTCCATTAACTTATTGGCTACCAAACCACTTACGGATTTTACAGTTAGAATCTCTCCGGCATCAAGTATGATAACACTATCCTTATCTAGTTTCTCATCTACTATTTTTCTATCAAGCTTTACCATGAAATTCCTAACCTGTGTATCCTGTCGTTGCTTTACGTTACTTGCAACTCTTGCCATTGTTTTTTGTAAACTATGTATTTCCGTTTCTGGCTTAGGGTCTGTTTTGACTTTTCTGCGAGGTTGGTAAACCGTATCATCAAACTCACCTATAAAGGCTCTAAACAGGTCAATTTGTTCCTGTTCTTTGCCGTATCTAACTACTGCATTTATCTTTGGTGCAATTACCCAACCATAAGATGTAATAGTATGCCCTAACTTCATGTCCTCTGCAAAACGTTCAGCTATCTCATTAATGAATGAATTGTGTTTGTTCTCATCTTTCAATCCTTCTAATGTATAATAACGGGTTTCTAAATCTCGCATATCTATACTATCTGCAATCATTCCTAAAGATACTAAATCTAAATATCTATCACATGTTTCAATAGGAAGCTCATACTGTTCGCAATATGCTAAACAAAATTTATGCACTACCCCGACTCCAGAAAGATTTCTGTTTGGATAAACACCATCTGTACAATTTACAAGTGTAGCATATTTGTAAATTTCCTTTACTATTTCGTGATGGTCTATAATTAACACGGGAACTTTCATAACCTTTTTTATCTGTTTACAGTCTTCGATTGAATCCGAACCCGCATCTGGCACTATGATTAAATCTAAACCTTCTATCTTTTCAATATCGGTAAAAAATATACCGTGTTCTTTTTTGTAATGCATCCCATAGACTATTTCTGTATCCGGTGCAATCTCTTTTATGAATTGATATATGTAAGAACTGGAAGTGTAACCATCAACATCGCAATCAACTTGTAGATACACTTTCTTGCCTTTTCCAATACTATTGTGCAGTAGCTCTATTCCCTCTTTTATATTTTTAAGCAAGAATGGGTCGTGAGTATGCCCCTTTCGAACATTTAAAAACTCTTTTACATTCTCAACTCCTGCGGCTTTTAGTATGGTATCTAAAAAATCATCTTCAGTACTAAACTCATAATCACGCAAAACTTTATATTTTAATTTTTCCATTAATTCCAATCAGTCCTCTCTATTAGTTGTTATTTCAACTTTATTTTTCATTAAAAACTCTAATGTCTCTTTCCCCTTATCAAAAGGAGAGTCTTTTTTATCTAGTTTCCCGAATCTATCCCATAACACATACGTTGTGAAGAACGGTGCAAATTTATAAGCGATTGAGTATAAACGTTTAACATAATGGTCAAACCTAGCAGAATCATCGCTCTCGTCATCACCAGAGTCTTCAAAATCCAATACCTCAAAGTCCTTGTCAAATCCAAGTATCACTTCCTTAACACCTAAAGTTAATAGTATGTTTCTATGCCAGTTGCTAACGTTAAATCCACAAGTGGCTATAACAAAGGCATCCTCACCATAATACTCATGTGCCAATAGAACACTCTTTTCTGACTCTACAATCACAACTTTTTTGAATTTTTTAATACCCTTTAAATGCTCATATAGCCCGTAAAAGTTCTTATTGAGAGAGTGCTTATAAACCACACCTTCAACAATCACTGGCATATATTTATTAGCCTTATCTCTTTCCTGTAAACTACGTCTTCTAACACCCACAATTTCCCCTAGCATATTTAAATGCATAATGATAATATGCTTTTCTAACTCATACCATTTTATTTTGAAAAATTCCATTGTTGAGATAGAAATACCTTCATTAACCCATCCATTATAAAACACATCGCTTTCAAAATAGTCTAAAAGTTTCCCAGTGTCAAATGGTGGTAAATGGGTTAAAGATGTTCGGGTTTTGTTTCTCATCGCTATGTATTTGTTTATTTCAGAAAGCTCTCGTTTATTACTGTTGTAGATAGGTTTTGAATTAAACCCCACTCTACTATTCAACCCTATTGCATTTGCAACAAAACCTAATGATTCCCCAAAGGTTTTGCAATTTGCAACTTTAGCTACAAAATCAAACAGACTCATTTTCCCACAATTGGTATAACAATTAAATGTTTTTGAATCTCTGAAATAGCATAGCTTATGGCTACCTCCTCCATGACAAACAGTGCTGAACCATATCTCATTCTCTTTGAACTCTCCAAATGGGAACGCATTAAAATTCTTCATTATTTCCAGAACGTCTTCTTCAGTTATCTTCTCAAGGATGGACTCTTTATCATACATTTCACATCCTCCTTAAACGTCTAGCAAATCATCAATTATTTTCTTAGGCAGAGCGTCAATGGGAATCTTAATTGGTTCTTCACTGACTACTTCAGCATCTTCTATATTGATATACGTTTTCTCCATTCCCTTAACTTTGTCACCATCTAGGCGATACTCATAGTCTGTTACAAACAGGTCATAGGTTCTCATTGTTCCATAATCCACATAAAGCCATATTTTGATTTTATTCCATTTCCCACCTCTGTTTTTGTATAAAGAATATACTAAATTTGGAGTGGGGCATCCTATCATACTTCTCAATATCGGCTCAACCTTTTTCAATTCTTTTTCAGATGGTGGCATTGCGATTAAAGCGTTGTCACTTTTGTCAATTATTGCTTTCGCACCTCGCACAATAGTTTCATCTCTGTTATTATCATTTTTATAATCACCGCTGATTTGAGTAGAGCTGTCAAATGATACATCAAACCTTTTTGCAAGAGTTTTCAATTTACTTGATAACCCTGCTAAAACTTGGTCTTCTCTTACTACCATCCTTGTTTTTGATTGGGCTGAAAATTCACTCAACAGCTCAACAGTCGTGTGGATATAGTCGAAAAATACATGGTTAATATTGTGTTTTATCTTATGCTCCTCAACAATTTCGTATAACATTTCTGAGTCATACTGAGGAACATATTCAAACCAAATGTTAGCGTCTTCTTCTAATATCCTTATTGCTTCATCTACTCTTGCCTCCTCACCTTCCTCATACATATTAAATTCAATATGGTCTTGAGCTACGTCAGCTATGTAAGCCCAAAGGATAGGGTCTATCTCTTCTAGTAGTTCCATTTCAGTTCCTATGTATAATACTCCGTTATCTATACCGTTTGCATTTCTTAACCATTTCCCTAATTTCTTATCATACAAGTATGGTGAACACGAACATCCTATATCTGATATTGCAGTACGGGTTTTACCAATACCACTACCGGCAGATTTTACAGTGAATCTTCCTCTCCTTAAACCGTGAAGTGCTGTTGTTAGATAAGCACTGGCATATCCTATTCCCCAAGCAGTATCATTTTTCCACTTCTCTTTTTGCTCAGCTCCCCCAACTCCCGCTTTTTTTCCATCTCTACCTTCTGATATTGTAAATGGAGATACTATTTCAAGGTGCTTCTTTTTGTAGTGGTTTACTATGTCTTGTATTGAACTGTTGTCCAGATTGTCTATCTGATTTTCAACAGTAACAGGGTCAATTTCACTAGGATTGAAATATTCTGAAACATCAACGCCAAACTCAACATACCTTCTCAAAAGAGAGAACTTTTTTAGTTGGTCATGGTAATATTTAATGTTCACTGGATTGGCAAGTTCTTCAACATCGCTAATATAGTCTGTCCCTAAATTCTTTTCAAATAGTTTATATTGTGTTTCATAGTGTGAGAGGTATTCGTCTATAGCCACTGCATCAATATTCTCAGCTCCGTTTTTATAAAGATTACTCATCGAAGCAAATATAAGTTTATGAAACGTTTCTGGAAAGTCATTCTTAGATGTTTTATAATCCCTCATTAAAGAAGGTTTTTGAATAAAGCAGCCCAATACTTCTCGTATCGCTTGCTTATTCACATAACTTGTTAGCTGTACTTTCCCCATGCATACTCCTTTCTATAGTTATAATTGGCTAATATCAATCATAGCCATATCTTTGTACTTTTCTTTCCCTTTTAAATCCGTCTTTTTTATATGTACAGTTTTGATTTTTTTAATCTCGTCAAAATCAGTGTTTTTCACACTATCTTTTATTGTTTTTAAATCACTGTAATATCTTTTTGTCTCATTATATAAATAAGGAACAATCCCTATCCCTGTCCCAGCTATTACATCATTCCCTTCTAAAACCGTATAAAAATAGTTTAGAGTTGCTTTCATCCCTTTATATGTATAGGAATATTCTTCTTTGTACTCTTTGATTTGCTTGAATATTACTGCACTTGGAACTTCACCATAAAGCTCAATAATATAATCAATCAACTCAAACCTATCTTTAGTTTCAATACGGAATATTTCAACACAGTCGGGACAGAAGTACTTTTGGTTGTATAAAGTAGTGGCTTCTTTCTGATTCATAATTCCACACACAGGGCATTTTTTTCTATACTCAACTTTAGGTTTAAGATTAGGTTCGACCATGCTTTAACACCTCGTTTCCAAAAAACAAGAGGAGAGGTACATCTCTCCCCCTTGTCTTATTATTTATTTTTATTTACCCATTTCCTATTTGGTTTCTTCTTGAATTTTATCTAGCGCTTCTGCTTTTTCAATCATCTCATCTAAAAGTTCCTCAAGGATTTCTCTATGCTTTACGGTACAGCCGCTTACTTTTTCCCCTTCTCCAAGCTTGGCTTCAACCATCTCTGTAAAGAGTGCGAATGAACCAGTCTTTTCTTTAAGGACACCACCTTGAACTTTAATCTCATCTACAATTTCTTCAAAAGTTTTTTTAACTTCTGGAGCGGCAATTACTTTTTTGTCAGTGTAGTGCTCTGAGCCATCAATCACCTCTTGAGCTGTTATTGCATTGACGATTGCTTCTGTAACATTTGGAACATTGAAGACTACAGATTTAGTGATACTAGTCCATCTTGAACCTGCTTTAAAATGTTTTGCATCTTTAAAGTATATTGAAGACATTTGTTCATTTCCTTCTTCATCAAATCCATTAGACATACAATATCCAATGATATCAACTAAGTCGCAAGTTGAAGACACTACTCTCTTATCTCCCTTTGGTACAATTCTCTCATACTTCTTCCCTGTTTCTGCGTCAACTGGCATTTGCATAGTCTCATGTGCAATGATTACAACTGTGTATCCTTCATTGGCTAAAGCGGTAATAAAATCATCCCACTCCTGCTCTACTTCTGAATACGCACCAAACCCATTATTGGCATCGCCAATCTTATCTACACCATGTCTTGCACAGATATACTTAATAAGCATTCTTCCTGCTTTTTCTAATGTATCTAGTAAAATAGTGTCATACATTGCCTTTACTTCTGGTCTTTTAAATTCTTTTAATATATCTTTGGCTTCTTTCCATTTTGTAGGTTGCCAAAAAGGTAAGCCGGCAATAGCGTTCAATCCGTTTTCAAAAGCAACGGCAAAAGGTCTTGGCATTTTCACTGCATTGGCAGTCTTCCCAGTTCTATTGTCACCATACCATAGCATGGTTTTTCCCTGTGTTGATTTTTCAACAACTGTTATAGGGGGGTTAGTTAAATCCATTATGTATCTCCTTTTATTTATTAGTTATATACTATGTACTATTTTATATTTTATCTCTTTAGAAGGGAATTTCATCATCCGAGTCAATAGCTGCCGGCTTGTTTTGACTGCCCATACTTGTTCTGGCAGCTCCCGTTGCAGCACCACCTGTTCCTTTTTTACCTTGATACCCTTTTTCCTTAATCTCATTAAGTTTTGCCTTACGCTCCACAAGCCCTATTCTGATAGTATCATCTTTGATTCCTCTTTCATCATCTTCGTCAACAGCACTGTCAGCACCAGTCATAACCATTTCCAAGTACGATTTACCTTCTGTTACTCTTCTTTCACCAATACCACCAGTTTCGGGTTTAGGCTCTTCCTTTGTGTTCACTTCATACCCAACAAAAAACTTTGCAGTTTGACCCTCAGTATAGTTTTTTTCGAAAACATCTTTCAACTTAGCCGGAACAATGATGTTTCTTATAGGAACAAGATTACCAAAGAAATCAGCACTTAATAAGTTAAACTTCAAACGCCCTGTCTCTGCTTCGTCCTCTCCTGCTGTTTCTGGGTTAATGGATTGTATGTACCCTTCAATATCAATTTGACCTGTATAATCACCTTCTACATCATTAAAGAACTTAGCCTTGACAGACACTCCCTCAATTAACATCTCCTTTGAGTTAACGTAATCATTTGGCTCAAGTGCCCCCTGTATACTAATCTCTGTGGCATCTGCCGCACCGAATTTAACAACCGACCTTGCATTTTGAGCAAAAGCCAATGTTGGTTCATACATCTTGCTCTCTTTTCCCTTACTACTAACTTCTTGAACATAAGTTTCAAACCTTCTTGACTCTGCCTTTGTCTTTCCAAACTGTAAGACACCTTTTAAACTAACATAGTTTATTTTAGCCTTTGAAATCCCTGTTCTGTACTCAAATTCTGTAATCTTACCTACCAGTTTTACGCTGTTATCCAACGCTCTAATCTTATCACTCATTTACTTTTCTCCTTATATGTTTAAATTTTACAATAACTACAGTTTAATTTTTACGTGCTGTTTAGATACTAATATTTTATATTTTATCTCTATGATTTATTTAAAGTTATTTCTATAATGGTTACAAATCTACTCTATACAAATCTTATGTAATCTAACTCTCTTCTGAGTAGCAGTTTGAACCGCTACATGTAACGCTGTCTGGATTTTCAAAAGACATTATGAAAGCTTTCAAGCAACTGTCACAAATCTCAAACTCAATATCGCTACCATCCATTGAACTTCCATATCCCATTCTCCCCAAGTCAAGCTTATGCCATCTTGCCTTTTTAATTAAATCATTAATGTCATTTTCAGAATATGACTCCTCTTTACCACATTTGTTACAATAGTGGGATATGGTCGCTACATTAGGTATGGCTTCTTCTTTATCATTTGCACGGTATGCCTGTTCCTGCATTAGTACCTCCAGTTAGTAAATTTGGGTGTTAACGAATTTTTCTTGTGTTGGTATACTACTTAGCATATACTATAATCGTAGGTATGTCAAGTTTCGACAAAAAGTTTTATATTTTATTTTTAATTGTCTTACTTCTTAACCTTTTAGGTAAATTCGCCATAGCGCTCTAGTTGCTCTTTACATTCTAATATTTTCAATACATATGTACTATTATTAGCTATACTGATACCGTTTCTATTAATCAATGACTCAGCTTTATTTCCTCCTCTGTGAAAACCCATACACACAGCACTAAAGGTATTTTCTTCACTGTAATTATCTATGAAACTATTACGCAATATGCTTATGTAGTATATTCCCACTTCTATGTTCTGATAAGGATTCTTTGGTTTGAAATTTTCCATTTCCAAGTCTTCAGATAGTGCGTACATGGTGTTGCTGTTAATCTGGAATAAACCGGTATCATAAGTCCCATTGGTATTGTGATTGACCGCTTCGGCATCCATTCTCGACTCTCTCCAAATGATTGCCAGTGCTAGTGTATATGATAAATTATATTCATTACACTTTGACCATAAAAACTCTTGATACTCTTCTGGTAATATAATATTATACTCCGGTCTAGTTGACATTTTCTCTGCTTCTGATTCTGCTTCTATTTCTGCTTTCTCTGTTTCTATCTCAAATAGTACACCTCTCTCATCTTCAAATTCTCTTACCATTTCTGGCGTTACGATGGTTGCTGCTCCCACAGTTGTTGAGGCTGTAATATTGTTAATAGCATAGACTTCGAAAGCTTCTATTATACATAGTGTGATGATTATAGTAATTGCTATTCCCAGCCCTATGATTGCTATTTTACGTTTATTGCTATTGTTAATCATTTAATTCTCCTTATATTTTATATTTTATTTATCTATGTATCAAAATCACCCTCATTAAACAATTCTATATATACCGGTGTTGAACTTCCCATGTATGAGCCTAAGATGTTATAATCATAATACTCTTCTGCTTCTTCATATGTAATACCGTCTCTGTCTACCATAGTCTTAATCATTTTTTGCTTGTCATAAGCAATTACGGTTTGACCGTTTGCTGATTCGCATAATCCTATAACACAATTATCAAATCCATCTGCCTTTAAAACTTCTTCGCACACGCATACTATCTCATCCAAAATTTCCTCTGCTGTCATTAACATTTCACCTCCCTTCATAGTATAGTAATATAGTAACTAATTCTCTACACTTCTCTTTGAATAAGCTTGTTAAACACATCTTCTGAAATTATAGTAACACCACACTCTAAAGCTTTTTTGTTCTTCCCTGTTGTTGAGGATATATCATTATTAATTAAATATGTTGTCCCTTTTGAAACACTTCCGGAGACTTTACCACCCATTGAGGATACTAGCTCTGCCAATTCGTCTCTATTTTTAAAAGTGTCAAGGCTTCCAGTTATAACAAAGACCTTTCCATCTAAAAGTTTAAAATCATTTTCTGTTTTTTCTTCTTTAATAAACTTCATCTCACTAACTAAGTCTACCCATTCCATTTCTCCTTCGTATAAAAACTTATATATATTTTCATTCATAGTCTTGCCAAAATCATCTAGTTTTGCAAAATCGAATTTTTCAATATAAGCCTTTTCAAATTTATACCAATCTCCATCAAAATATTTGCTTATTGTTTTTGAAGCTGTTCTTCCCACATTCGGAATCCCAAGTGCAACTATGAAGTTTTCTAGTTTAACATTTCTGCTACTCTCTATATTTGCTGACAATTTATCATACGATTTCTGACCAAACCCGTCCAGATTAATAATGAATTGTTTAGTGTGGTCTAAATAGTAAATATCGCTAAATGTCTCCAATAGCCCCTCATCAATAAACTTTTCTAATGTTGCTTCCGATAGTCCATCTATATTCATCGCACTCTTTGATACAAAGTGAGTGAACTTAGCTAATAGCCTTGATGGACAGTTTTCATTTGTACACATCAGTACTTCAGCACTTCCATCTGTTTTTAATACAACCGGTTCTGAACATGAAGGACAGATTTTTGGTATCTCCATTACCATTCCCCTATCTAAGTTATCTTCAATGTATGGTATAATCATATTTCTTTTAGAAACAAGTATTCTATTACCAATATTTAAGCCTAGCTCCCTAATAAATGACACATTAAATAGTGATGCCCTACTTACATCGGTATTGTCTATTAAAACCGTGTTAAAGACTGCTACGGGGTTAATTTGACCTGTTCTCGATACACTCCACTCAACATCGGTTAAAATAGTTTCTTGCGATTCATCATAAAATTTATATGCTAAACTATGAAGCGGATGGTGAGAAGTTGTGCTAAACGTATTAGAGTATTTAATTGAATTATATGTCAGAACCAAACCATCAATAGGTAGGTACATTTCCTCTGCCGCATTAATCAAAGACTGTCTCATACTCTCTGAGCTACCTATTCTATATGTAACTACATCGAATCCCAGCGTTTCAAGCCACTCAAGATATTCTGATTTTAAATCCTCAACCTGTTCACTACATTCTAAAACATTAAACGCATAAAACCTAAGCTTTCTCTCGGCACATACTTTAGGGTCTAGTTGTCTAATAGAACCACTTGCTAAATTTCTTGGTGTCTTGTACTTATCTCCATCCGCAAGTTTTGAGTTAAGTCTTTCAAAATCATCCTTATATATGATTGCTTCGCCAGAGATTCTGAGAGTCCCTTTGAATGGAATTGTTGCCGGTACATTCTTAAATGTTCTAATATTTGAGGTCACGACTTCTCCCTCAAATCCACTCCCACGAGTTGACCCCTCTACTAAAACTCCATCGACATAATCCAATTCAATTGTTAATCCGTCCAATTTGTGCATTAATATACAGAAATGTTTTCCTTGAAATTTTTCTAAATCAGATACATCTTTAGTCTTGTTTAATGATAATAAAGGGGTTTTGTGAGCCGTCTTAGCGAGCTTTGCGGACATTTGGTATCCTACTCTCTGTGTTGGTGAATTGCTCATAACCACCCCCACTTTTTGCTCTAAAGCAGCTAGAAAGTCATACATTTCATCGTACTCTTTGTCTGTGATTTGGGGGGTATTATGTGAGTAGTATAAATTACAATGAAAATTGCACACATCTACCAATTCTTTAATTCTTCTAATCGTTCTCATCTTATTTACCTTTCTATATTCTCTCTCTCGTTAACTTCTATTACCATAATAACACCTCACTTAGTAGCTGTCAACTCTTTTATTAATTATATTATATTTTATCTATGTAAAAGGCAAGAAATTATCTTGCACTTTGTTTCCAATCTAAATATTGTCTTTTATAACTTTGTAAGTTCCCTCTATTAATTCCATATCTTATACATGCTTTTTCATAATCTAAGGTGCTTAATTCACCTTTTATTTCTTCCAGTCTCATACAGTAGTCAAAAAATCCGCTTTTGGAAAGAGTTGTTAAATTTAAAAATTCACAGTCGGATAGATAAGGTTCTTCAGTATAATCACCTGTCGCTCTATCTTTTTTACCTTTAAAAATTCTAGTTACTTTCCCAAGTAGGAATCCAATGGTAACTACTTCATTATCATATGCATCTCTTCGTCTATTTATTTTCCTTATAACATAGGGGGTGTCAACTAAATCAAACTCTTTCCGTTTGCTTCTAGGGCTATCTCCATTACCTAATAGGTAACTACTCTCTCTCCTTGCCTCTTTCAATATATCCAATGTCTCTTGGTCTTCTATAAAGACATCTCTTACCTCGCCATCAATATTTGTAACTCTTATCGTTTTACTAGAGAAATCAATATCACTAAACTTTAAATTCAACATCTCAAAATTTTCTCTTCCATTAATACCTTCATATGCTAGGACTAGAACAGTCTTATCTACAGCGTTAGCTAGAAATTCACATAGCCCATACATTTCCTCTCTTCTTATATAGCTACTTTGCTGTGCTTGTTTCCAAACATAATCATTAAGCTTCTCTCCCATGAACAGGTCTGTAATACCAATCTTTGTAGGAACAAACCCCTCAGAGTTCGCCCATCTAATATACTCCAACACAGGACTAACTATTCTCCTAACTGCTGACAATGTTTTTGCTTGTATTGACTTAAATGCATTATCGAGCTGCTCAAATGAAAAATTGAAAACGTCTTTCCTGTAAAATTCTTCTGAATCATCAATCTGCATTAAACTAGCTCGGTATACTTTTGCGGTGGCTTCTGGGTATTCACTAAAAAATCTTACTTTCAACTCCTCGTTGTACATAAGTGCTCATCTCCTCTCATACTAGCTCATTAAAGTAGTTAATAATGTTCTTAACGTTTGATTTATTTAAGGTGATAGTTGGCTTTTTACTTCTATTAATTATGTTAAGTTTTAGCCACTCTTGACTCTCAATATTAAAATCAGTTTTATTTAAAAAAGCTTCCAGTTTTTCATATTTATTTGGGTCGTCTTGTAACTTTTTAGCTAGTGATAAATACCCAATAAACATAGCCGGCATGGTAACAACACTTTTCTCCCTAGATTTTCCTACGTCTTCAACAAAGTCTTCGGCTTTATATCCTATAATATGGTCAAAGAAGTCTGTTAGATAGTTTGATAAATTGCTTACGTCCATGTTTGTTTTTATATCCCAAAGAGTATCTACAGCATTCGACATAAAGTCGAACATAGTGAAAGCTTTGTTGATTTTTACTAATGCAAAATCTGTTGTAATCTTACCTTTTAAGTCACCGTTTCCATCATTTAATTTTCCAATTACTTTATTGCCCCATTTTCCTGTGTTTACAACGGACTGGATATAGCGTTTGTTAATTTTGTTTTTCTTATCTTCTTGAAATATGAAGTTCCTACATTTCTCAACCCCCCAATTAGTAAATCTAACTTCTGTAATGTATTCTAAGTTTGGATTGATTGAGAGTGCATTTATCATGCTCAAACACCGATGAAACCCATCAATAACATTGACTTCGCCAGATAGGATAGTTAACTCATTTTTCTTTTCGTTATAAACGAAACTATCCTTTCCATCTTGTAGTAAATTGAACGTTATGCAATTAGTAATAAAATTATTTTCAAGCAGGTCTTTTGTTATCTCTTTTACAGCTTGTCGATTTATATTAATAACTTTAATCAAACCACCATCATTATTAACCTTATGTTTTGGCGACCTTTGCGTATCAAAGTTGTATGTTATTATCTTACTATCTAATAATTTCTTTATTTGTTGAATAGATAGATAAAAATTATATTGGTCTTCTCGGCATCTTAGAACATCCTCAAACGTTATTGGATATTCCAGAGTCTCGTCAACGACTTCTCTTACATAGATATCTCCATCTTTTATTTCTGTCTCAGTAAAATATTTAGAGGTTTCAATTGAAGATTCTCCTGTTCTTTCATATAGGTACTTTGTCAATAGATAAATTAAAGGTAGCTCAACTCCGTCTAGCGAAGTATTCCTAAGCCAAACTTGTTGAAACTCACTGTTAAGAATCCCATGTTTCCCCAATTGAGTTTTAAGCACATCTCGCATTTTCTTATTTGGATTATACTCTTCAAGAACACCGTCTAATTTTTTTTCTAAATCATATCTCTCTTGTAGCATTTTTACCATCCCCCTTCTAATACAAAAAAGGTTAAAATTAATTTCCAATTGACAGAATTTTTTGTTTTCAACCTTATTAAATTATTATATATTTTATCCCCTTAAATGTCAACCACTTAATTTATATTATATTACAATTGTAAAGTGTTAAAGTTTAAGCAATCTTTGCATTTGCTCGCTTAATTTGTGATTCTGTGTACATTCTGTAAATCGCATTGTAGTCCTTGTTATACAGTCCGCAATAATCCTTAAACTCATTTAGGATGAGACGTTTAGCCAGTACTAGATTAGGGATTCTACGTATCTCAGTGAAAGCGTCAAGTAATCTAAAAGCTTCTACCTCACTAAAATACAGATTCACAAACCCTAAGTCTTTTAGTATGGAACTTTGTACCATTTTAATAATTTCGTCACTCACTTCACCAACAGGTCTTAGTTTACCATTGAATAACAATTTTCTTTTTGAAATAATTTTTATTTGTTCTATCATAAGTTCGCTATCAACAATCAATCCCGATTCTTCTCCCACAGATACATGTGTAGGAAGAGAGTATCCTTTGTTAATTCGGCTTGTGATTGGAACAATAGTAACTACAGTTCCGCAATCGCAGCCTTTTTGGTTTTTAATTACTAATACAGGTCTTATACCGCCTTGCTCAGAATCTTCCACGATGCCCAAATCACATAAGTATATACATCCTCTTTTAACACTTACTGACTTCAAATCAGTAGTCTTCTCTCTATCCATTGATAACACTCTCCTTTTCAATATTTATATCTTCTTATAATAATGACTATAAACTATAATGAATACGTTGTCAAGCATTATTTTAAATATATTATATTTTATCTTTAAGAGCTTAAAATTCATCGTTTAAGCTCGCTCTCTTTCCTTATCTCTCTTAAATAGTAACAATATGTAGGATAAGTGATACTTACGTTCATTGCCTTTCCACACTGCAACATATTCTTTCCAATCCTGTTCATTCTCAATTAATGCGTTTAAAGTATGTAAATCTCTAGTGTTGTAATTATGATGGGTAGACACGATACCCTCTGATTTCAGTCCCATCACTAGCTTCTGGATTCTGTTGTTGCCACTTTCCATTTTGACTCCTTATTTTTATGATTCATTTTCACTTATTTACACTTTTCAAGACAAAGCGATATTAAACTCTTAGAGTGGTAAAAGAACAGGTATGTTTAATCTGCTCTTAGTCCACAGGGGTGAAACTTTTAACGTAACTTCACAAGACTATCATATAGTTCTACTACAGTCAAATGTTTTATTTTTTAATTGATTAACAATGCTTAATAATTACCTTCTCAGACTCCTTATATAGAAAGTAAGGACTATCTTTACTATCATACAGCAGCGCATAGTCTCTTGGCATCTGACCGTTAAAGCTAATCCTTATACTTTTCTCATCCTCAGATAGCTCAATCACCTTGAATCTGTCCTTGTATCCTTTAATTTGCATTCCATCTATTATATCCATAACATCCTCCCTTCTATCTATCTATCTATCTATCTATCTATCTATCTATCTATCTATCTATCTATCTATCTATCTATCTATCTATCTATAATCATTGTACATTGTCTTTATGCTATTGTCAATATATTATATTTTAATTACTAATTTTTATTTTTTCTTGCTCCTAATTACCTATTTAAACATATTTTCCAATGATTGCCTCGCAATAGTAAAAGTGCATTCATTATAAACGCAATCACTTTGACAAACAGAATACCCATTATCTATTATTATTTTAAATGCACGGTATTCATTATTTGATAATTCCAAACTTATTTTCTTCACTATTTACACCACTTTCCCCTTAAACAACGCTAATCCATCTAGCGCATTTTATAAAAACTTTCTTCCCTTCCTTATTTAATCTTCATATTTTAAACCCTTCCATCCCACTCCTTTCATCGCAAACAAAATTTTCTTTATAAGATTCAGTTAAATTTTCTTTTGTGAGTAACATAAACTCTTCCACAGATAATTCTTCAATTAATCTACTCATCTTTACATCATCATAACCAACATATCTAAACTCCGCTCTAAAATAAGCCGTTTTAAATTCATCCTTATATAATCTAACCTTATTAGTAACTCCACTTTCATTTGTGTAATTAATCATACAGTAAATGCGATTAAAGAGCGTCTTTTTTTCAAAAAGTTGAATGTCTAAACTTAGATATTCTATTAAATTCTTCCAATTACCTATAGTCTTGGTGTTGTTACCGGCTTCCCCATACATTAAATTATTGAAATTACCTATATATCTTATACATTTCCCGCTTTCTAATATAATATTTTGTATGAATTTTACTTTATACAATCCGTTCATTTTTTTCTCCTTCAATCCTATGCGTATCGAATCCACACCTTCTACTTTGTATTTCTTTTTAGCCCTTGGTTTTATCTATTTTAATTTCACTTCTTACTATTTCATTGATTTTTGGCAGAGTATAAACTCCACACACCTTAGTTATATATAATAATTGAGACATTACCTCTTCTATATCTTTGTCATTATCATAAGTTCCTAACCTTACGTTATTACCAGAAAGATTTTTATAAGCATAAATATCTTTATTACTGGTTCTAAACTCAGTTACACTATCTAAGCTTATTATCGTTTTCCCATCTTGCAACATTATCAGCATTGATTCTTTATTCATTTTATCCGTTCCTTTCCTTTTAAATATCTTCATTTTTTTCAAGAATTTTATTTAAGTCATATTTAACGCTACCAACAGTAAATATCAATCTCTCAATATCGTTCTCCTATTTGCTTGAATTTCTCAGATAGTCTATAGCCTTCCGTCTTTCCTCTTCGACTAGGTTTAAATCAATATCAAAATAATCTGCTAAAACGTGTTCAATATCAATATTTGAAGAATATCCAATAGGAACGCTATTGTTACTCCTAAAATCGTTTATATCTACTAAACTATATCTATCCATAATATATTCTAAAAATTTACCTAGTTTCTGAGAGTCTTGAGAAACATCTTGCATTTTTTTAGACTCTGGGTATAATTCTACATATTTTTCACTCATTTTAAATCTCCTTTAAAATTATTGTTTTATTGTTCATCAGATAAAAATAACTCTTCACCTACAAATGAATCCAATATATTACACATTCTCTCAATAAATTTATCAGTGTAAACATCTAAAAAATCAGATAGTATACAAATATCTTCTCCGCTCCATTCAATTCCGCACTCATCAACTGATAAAGCGAAAGGTTCTGCCGCTTCGTGCCTTAATAAATTTGTGTCCTCTATCAACTGTTCTTTCAATTCACTTAAATCCCAACCCTCCTGTGATTCTAAAAATTCTTTTACTGCCATTAACGTTTTTTTATGCGCTTGCATTTTATTCCTCCTTATTTCTTGGTTTTCAAATCCTCGATATCAATAATGAATTTATCCACAATCCTTTGATTTGTTAGTTTCTCTGATTCTTTACGTTCCCATAGTAGTTCCCTGTCATAAGGGGTTATATTTAAAATAGCCATTGTGAGTCTACTAAATCCAAATACTTTTACGATACTATAACTCGCCCCAATGTCGGTATTAGAAAAAGTTGCCAAGCTGCCCTTATAGTCGGTTAATTTTACAAACTCCCCATCTTGTGTTATGAAAACCAAACCTATTAATGTGTTCACAAACATTGCATAAACGCCATTTTCAAACTGAACAACATAACCAATTTTCAAACTATCCTTTGTAAATCCCATAAAATCCTCCCACTCTAAAATCGTGTAGTCTTTCATTTTAAAATACTCTAAATCAGCGAAAGTTCCAATATTTAGTGAATAACAAGTCCTTGTTTTATACCTCTGATAATTAATTTCATTTGTGTAACAATCGCCATCATCCCATACTCTACCATTTTTATCCATAACCTTGCAAAATTCCACTGCTTCTTTTTCTGTCTTGCAGTGCATTGCATATTTACCTATGTATTTGTTAAAATCAAATTTCATTTTATTCCTCCTCTATCTCCAACAACATGTCGTCGATTCTCGCTATAATAATTCGCATCCTCCTGTGTAGCTCATCGTACCCTTGGAATGGTGGGATTCGGTCTATCTAGGCTCCAAACCAGATACCTTAGTTCCTCTAGCTTGTCTTGCATTTTATACCTCCTTTAATAATTTAAGCTTTTTAAATCTCCTTTAAAATTATTCATTTATCCACGAATAATTAGTACTTTTTTACTATTTTGATTTGCTATGTCTACATAATTATAAACAACTTGTGAATAAAATGTCTCATCAAAATCATCCTTAAAATTATTTATTTTTTCTTCATAATTTCCAATTGATACATAAGCCTTTACAAGTGAACCTTTTAATTCACAATCTGATGACACAGTAATAATATCGGTATCGTCATCTACCTGCTCTAAAATTTTAATTAATTCTTTCTTATTCATAATTTCCCCCCTCCTTCTGGTACGGCTTTTTCTATTTCTTGCCTATGTATGCAAGTTCGACAAGTTAATCCATATCCTTTAGAAGAACAATTATCCAACATACAACCCACTGGGCATTTAAATTCTGTTTTTTCTCCTTTAATCCTATTAGTCATTTCTCTTATCCATTCCATCTGTTCCTCATTGCGTTTTTTAAATACATATCTCGTTTTAGCCATACCCTCTTCCGTAACCTTATCCATAGACTTGATTTCCGTAAGAACACCGTCTTTAACCGTCATTTCATAATAAAAACCATTGCCACAATGTTCGCAATATATATTAAAGCCACCATCGTGAAAAGAGCATGAATAAACACCATCTTCTGCATTTATCCTATCGCCTACTATGAATACATCTAAATTGCAATCATTTGTCCATTTAATTTGTTGGTCAACCTCATTTACTTTGTTGCAATATGGGCATCTAGCATGACCTCATATAGTGTTATACATTCCCATAGTTATCCTCTCCTTTGTTTCTTAAATATTTTTCTATAGCTTCTAAAAAATCTTCATCCTCAACATAAAAAGTGTCTCTATTAAGGTTTCCATTTACCTTTAAAATATGAATTAATTGTCCAAATCTTAAATCTGGATATTCGTTCCACAAGCTTTCAAAAGATTTAAGAAATGATTTTATGCGGTTAGTATCTCTCATTTTAATTTGCCCTCTCTGTCTTATTCCTATCTACAAAACGGATTGTGTCTCTATATATGTAGAGAGAAAGTATAAAAGTAACAACTGTGTCTGCCCTACTTGGCTGTGCAATTCCAAATTCCCCAATATCAATTGCCAACCAAACTACACATATTCCAATTAATATTAAATAATACAATAGGAATCGCAGCAGTATATTATTTATTTTCATTCTCACTCCTTAATCACCGGCTGATTCCAACATTCTTTACAAGACAGATATTCTCGACCTCTATTGCCTTTACATTTGTCTGTGTAGTCTTTATTTAACACAGATGGACAAATAGTTGGTATTAAAGTATCGACATTTACTTCGTGATTCGGATATCTCTTTGTAAGCTCACTTAACACCGTCTCAGCAGGACAGTCCTTTGACCACTGTTCAACTATGTTAATAGAAATTGTCTTATCTTTAAAACAGTAAATTTCTCCTTTTTCAAAATTTTTTTTATTGTAAAGTCTACAGTTATCACATCTCACGCCACAGTTTTCTGTTAGTCTATTTCTCTCTTCTATGTATTTGATAGCGTCTATTAACATATTTCCTTTTCCCTCTCTCTCAGACAATGCTTACAAGGTCTACACCCATCGTCAATTGCCTCTTCTAGTGTTATGTATTCAACAATGTTCTCTGGTTTTATATTTTTAACATGATAACAACCCTTTTTGCAAACGACTTTATACCTCTTCGATGCGTAGTATTTCATCATTATTCTCCTTAAAACCCATGCTTCTGTTCTACTTTTTGCAAACTCTTGAGCTGTAATTCAAGTGCTTCAACACCAATTGTCAAGTGCTCAATATTTTCCATTGCACTATCATACGTTTCAGAACCCTTTTCTGCACGACTCCCGTATAACGCCATATCCACACACATTCCTTTGAAAAATGCTACCGTTTCTTTGATATCCTTAATTTTATCTTCCATTCCCTGTTTCCTCCTTATACGAATTACATTTGTATATGTTATCGAATCCCACACCTGTTCCAAAGGAAAAATCCTCTCCTTCTTTTTCAGAATCACAATCTGCAAAACATTTTTCACATGTTTCACATAGGTTTAGTGTTTTATCTTCCATTTTTCAACTCTCCTCCCCTTGCTATGCCTTTTATATGTCCACCTTCGTACTCACAATTTCCTTTGTTATAACAATTCCAGCAACCATTTGACTCAGTGCTTGTTCCCGTACCACTTTTGAACCAATGTTTACCACATGAAATGATTGTGTCTTTTTCATTAAACCTTACTATCATCATCCACTCCTTTGTTATATGTGTTCCATGATTCAATTGCCATAGAATCTCTTTTATAACTATTTACTTGTCTTTTTCCACATTCAACACACCTCACAAAATAACTCAGTCTGTTCACTGTTCCTTTAACATGGTGCATTATCATCTCCGCTTCACCCCCACAATTCGAACAATTATTCAATATTTTATCTACTTGCATCCCTTTCCTCTATCTTCCTTATTTAATCCAATCCCATGTGAATTTATCAAACTCTACCTCTGTCATTTTCCCACTTTAGATTTTTTACTTTCCTCTCTCAGGAATGCTTGCTTATATCTTTTATTCTCCTCTGCAATTAATACTAAACGCTCCTTGTCTTCG